CCAACCAGCTCCAAGCCCATTACTAATACCTTCATCTCTAGTTTCTAAATCAATTGCTATTTCTGTTGCAGAAGATAAATCTTTATACTCACTGGGAGTATTCCACATAGATTTTTTAAATTCTAATGTTAACTGTAATCCTGTCATTCAACTACCTTTCCTAAGTGTCTTATTACTGTCCACGGGCTTAGACTGTAATCTTTTGTGCAACTTAGTAATAAATTGCTCGACAGCACAATCACCACAATAATAAATTTTATTTTCAAGAATGACTGCATCTTTTTCACATTTATTACACTTTATTTTTTTTATCATCTTCTATAGCTTTAATTTCTAATTCACAATAATGAATTATTTTTTGTAAATCTTTTATCTTATCTTTATTTAAATAGCGACAAACATACTTCACAACACATCCTTGAAAAAAAGATAATTTATTTTTGGTAATAAATTCAAAAGGCTGAATACGAAAGTTTTTATAATGAGTTCCTCCAATTTGTTTGTCTTGAGGAAATGCTTTATCAAACATATCTTTATCTGTCATTTTTTCTCCTGAATGTAAATTAAATAATCAGATCCAATTGGATAATTAAACTTATAGTCAGATCTTAATAAATGTAAAGTTTTTTTAGCTCTAGTAGCCCCTGTATACCAAACTTTTTTTTCATCACTTTTTTCTTTCTTATTTTTATTCTCAAAGTCTGAAGGGTAGTTTCCTTTACTATACAGAACTACATGATTAGCTTCCCCACCTTTAACTGAATGAATAGTATCTATTGTAATTAAAGGATCTTTATCTAATTCTTTTTGGCCATATCTTCTTAGTAATCGTATAAAATGCCGTACTTGTTTAGGCTTAAAATTTCTTCTTAATATCCAATACCACGGTTTACTTTTGTCTTTTAATGGTAGATCTAATCCTGCCCATTCTACTAAGGATTCAAAATCATATTCTTTAAAATCAGGTTCAGAGCTCCAAAATTTATCACTTCTATATTTAGGATCTTTAAGTTCCCTAATGTATTTGTACATATTTTTACTTTGTTTTTTATCTATCTTTTTATTTTTAGTAAGAGCCGTCCAAGACTTAATGGCTTCCCATTGTTTTATATCGAAACATTTTGTGTCCTTGTTATCTTTATAATAAAGACCCGCATCTTTAGCCAACATTCTTAATTCATTTACTGTTTCATTAATTCGACCTAAAATGTACCAATCTTCTTTTAAAGATTCAAAAGGAATTTCTCTAAAAGATAAATAACTTTTAACATATCCTTTCATCTTACCAGGTTGATATTCTTTTTCCTCACTATCACTTATCCCTCTTCTAATTACTTGAGAAAATTTATAAATAGCTTCTCCAAATCTTTGAGTTCTTCTTAATTTAACTTTACGACCTGGAAAAAATGTAGTGAAATATTTTGAGTCTGCTCCATTCCATTTGTAAATTCCTTGATCATCATCTCCTGCTAAATAAATTCTATTAACTTTATCAGCCATCTTATAAATAACAGACCATTGTAACGGAGTACAATCTTGTGCTTCATCTAAAATTAAAACTTTTAATTTAGGAAAATCTAAGGTAATTGCTTTTTCAATCATATCATCAAAATCAATAAAAGCTTTTTCTCCCCCATGTTTTTTATAATGTTCATAAGTAGCAATTTTTCTTTTAAAAATAGTAAGAGAATCTTTTTTATAACTCTCTCTTTTATAAGCTTCTTCTGGAGTAATAAGTAAATTTCTAGCTTTACTATAAATAGCTAAAGACCAATCTTTATAAGTAAAATTATCATCAGTTAATCGTTGATCACTTGTTTTAATTATTTTAGTTTGTAACGCAAAGTCTATTGCACAATGTTTAGGATCAAATACATCTTCCGAAAAATATCTCCTACAATAAGTATGAAGAGTTTTAAATCTCATAAAATCTTCTGTAGTATAATGAGGAAAAGATTCGATAGCTCTTTTTATTGCAGTATTAACAGCTTTATTGGTAAAAGATAAATATGCAATATCTTGAGGTTTAGTTCCTTTTCTTAAATAATTTTTTAATACTTTTTCAATTAAAGTATAAGTTTTACCTGTACCTGGCGGACCAAATATTTTTATTGTCTTGTGGTAAAGCTCTTTTAATTTATTCAGTTCTGAATTTTCCTGTGTGGAAGTCATCATCCATTTCCGATACTGTTTTAGTATTTGGTTTAGTAGTATTGTTTATTTTTTTATGATCCACAAAAGTAGGCATTTTTACTGACCATACATTTTTAACTCCTTCATGATAGTCTAATCTTTGGCAGCTTAAGAGATTAAGAGCTTCTGTAGCACTTTTAAATGTTTTGTTATTACCTAAAAATTTTTCAAAAGTTATTTTTTTAAAATAACAAGTATTAGTTTTAGAATCTAATATAACATAATTGTCCTGTAGTTTTTCAAAATCATCTTCTTCAATATGACTTTCAAAAAACTTCTTAAGAAAATTATATTTTTCTTCTCCCAATGTATCTTCAAATTTCATTTTTTCATTTTCTACTGCCTTTCTTACTAAGGTAGCCATAAGCATTTCAAATGGAGAAGCTCCTGTTTTAGGTCGAGGTAAGGTCATCCAATAAATACCATATCTTAATAATTTTACTCTAAAAGATTTTTCATCTTTCATATCTTCAGGATTAATAATAATTTTTTCATTTTGAAATTTAAAAGTATATTCAATTGATTTGGTACTTCTAATAAATTCTACTTCTTCAAACTCATCTATTAAATCAGGGACCTGTGAACCAATTCCTAGTTTTCTTAGCTTACATAAATCTTTATTACAAATAGGAGTAATAGCTCCTAATTTTGGAGGACATTTGTAAGTGTAATCTTTTTTACTTACAGATTTAACTACAGAATTTTCTACTTCTCTTGGATCCATTGGAGTAACAAAAATTTCTTGATTTCTTTTTTGAAGTATTCTAGAGATATCTTCTTTACTTAAATTACCATCGGCTTTTTTCATTTCTAAAACGCCAACATTAAATAATAAATCATTTCTATGATTCCCTGCCCATTTATCAGCAATCATTTTTTGAACACAAGGAGGATAATCTTTCCAATTTATTTCGGGTTCATATTCTTTAACTTGAATATTATTTAACTGTTCTAAGGTAACAGTTTTTTTAAATGCTATTTCTAAAAATGTATTTATTAATACAGGTGTATTGTTATCATTGTATGCAAATTCGGTAGTTTGATCCATATTAAAATATGGCATGTTCAAACATTTATTCATGGGAAATACTTCTAAGGCTTGAAAGAAATTATTATTCCATTCATGTAATTTTTTTAAAATATCTTTTATAGGTGTCCAATCCTTTAAAAATAAAAATAAATGGAGACCTCCTGACTTTGATCTAGCAGGAACTAAAGGTAATTTATTATCTCTAATAATATCTACAACTTTTTTTTCTGAATAATCTTTATAACTTTGAGGATCTATATCAATACACCCCCATTTAGCAACAGCTCCATTTTCAGGTTTGATACCAATTCTAGTTTGACCTGCTAAATGTTTTTTCCATAGCTCTAGTGTAACAGGTTCGTGAACCGTGATAGTTTTGGCAACTCTCTTGCCCCGTTCATCTACTTCCCCCGTGAGGGAAGTAGTGATGAACAGTTCAGAATTACCCTCAAATAAATTTAAGAGTTTCTGCTCCATTAAAAGGGTACGGTTTCCTTTTTGTTAGCTTGAGCAATACTATCTTGTGAGAAATCTACTTTCCCAAAAATATCACTCTTCATAGCACTTTGATAAAAGCCTTGAGTGGTTTCAAGTACTTTTAAATTCGAAGTAGAATTTAAAAATTTATCAAATTCTACAACCCAACCATACCACGAGTTTTGAGAATTAGACTCTTTGGTAGTGGTTAATCTATAAGAAGTAGACCATGATGGTGGATTAAAGAAACCTGATTTACCTTGAGATCTCCTAGACATTATCATGGAGTTCCAAGTTTTAGATTTCTTTTTTTGCGTAGACTTCATTGTAATCAAAGCTTGCTCAATTGGATTATAATCTTCATCCAAAATATAAACAAAATGATTACCTGTATCCTCAATATAATTACCGTTTTCTAAACGGTCTTTATTATCTGCACCTCTAGAGGTATCAGACATTACTGAAGGATCAGTATGAATTGCCACAGGTCTTCCTGGGCTATCTCCTTTGTCTTTCCATTCATTAAATGTATTTATATAAAGACAAGGTACTACGATTACTCCTTTTTTACCTTTCCATACTGTGCCAGATGTTTCACTCCATATATCTCCTTGCTTTGCAGTCTCGACATATTTCCCATCACTTTCATCAAGTACAGGGGAGTTAGCATATAGTATTTTTAGGATTGGTAGTTTTTGATCCCGAGCTGTCACATACTCTTGACCTTGACCCGCCATCTCTTCTAAATTAAAATTAGATGGAAGGTTACTCGCTTTTTTTATTACCTCTTTAGCTTGAGGTTTTGCGTTGTTGCCGTTTGCCATTGTTTACTCCTTCGTGGTTATTTTTGTTTTATTTGCAACATAGGTTCCGAACAATTCAGCAGGAACATTCCTTCCAAGTTCTTGAATTTGTTCTCTAACAAATCCTCTTAAAGTACTTGGATGTACTGTTGTCTTCTGTTGTACAGGTAAACCTTTTTGTTTCAGCTCTTCTATAATTGATTTAGCTTCATTATCTTGCTGCATTCCAAATTCCAAAGTAACTTGATTTTTTATCAAATCACCATGACCATTTTCACGCAACCATGAAAAAGCTTCATCAGCTTTAGATGCTGGTATTCGCGCTGAATAAAAAGGCCTAATTTCAACAGATGAACCATCTGCTAATTTAAGCATTGATATACCAGCTTGTTGCATTAAGTTTGGAATTGTTTGCTCAGAAAGAGTGTTTTCAACATCTTTTAACTTTTTTAGTTGTTCTTCAACCGTTGATATTTTCTTCTGAGTTTCCAATAACTTATTGCAAGATTCGGCAATGTCTCTAGACATGCCAGTATCTACCGATACGATAGATTCTGCTTCTAAGTCCATAAGAACCTCCTTAGCGAATCAATATATTATATATTTGTAAAAAGCAAACAAATAATTTATAAAAAAGAAAATGTATAATTATAAAACTTCCCCTTTTAAACATCAAAGACACGCTTTAATTCAAGGAGCCAAAGAAAAAAATTTTGCTTATTTTATGGAAATGGGAACTGGTAAGACTAAAGTAGCCATTGATAATGCTTGTTTTTTATTTCAACAACAGTATATAAATTATTGTTTTGTAATTGCTCCTAATTCTGTCTATCAAAATTGGGCCAAAGAAATTAGTATGCATTGCCCAGAAACCCACAATATATGGATATGGAAAGTAGACTCAGAAAAGACTCTAGATTTGAATGATTCTAAACTAACTTTTATTTTAATGAATGTTGAAGCTTTATCTCACAAGTCGGGTCAAAAATGGTTGGAAAAATTATTAAGTGTAGTTGGATTAAGATCATTAATGGTAGTAGATGAAAGTACTACTATTAAAAACAGAACTGCTAGAAGAACTAAATGTATTATTAAATTAGGAAAGTTAGTTAGATTTAAAAGAATATTAACGGGGTCTCCTGTTACCAAATCCCCTTTAGATTTATTCACTCAATGTTATTTTTTAGATTGGAAATTATTAGGATATGAAAGTTTCTATCCTTATAGATCTCGCTATGCTGTTATGCATAGTATGGAAATGAATGGTCGTCAAATTATGTTTCCAAAATATTATACGAATTTAGAGGAATTAGAACATAAATTAAAAAATTTTAGTTATAGAGTAAGAAAAAAAGATTGTTTAGATTTACCCCCAAAAACATATGTTCAAAGATATATAGATTTAACCGAGGAACAAAGGAAAGTATATAATGATTTAAAACGCAGAGCTCTAGCAATAGTTCAAGATGAGACTATTTCATATACTAATAAACTTACTGAAGTTTTAAAACTTCATCAAATTACTTGTGGTTTTTATAAAACAGATGAAGGAACAATTACCTCTTTTAAAAGCAACCCTAAATTAAATGAATTACTCAATATATTGGAGGAGACTGAAGATAAGTGTATCATATGGGCAAACTATATTTTTAATATAAAAATGATTAAACAGAAATTAGAGGAGACCTATGGAAAAGATACAGTGGTTTCGATATACGGTGAAGATTCAATTAAAGTACGTAATGATGCTGTTGAAAGTTTTCAACATAATGCTAGATGCCGTTTCCTCGTTGGTAATCCTACTGTTGGTGGTTACGGTCTTACCCTTACTGCTGCTAGGTATGTTATATATTATAGTAATAATTACAATCTTGAAGTCCGCCAGCAAAGCGAAGATCGTGCTCATAGATATGGTCAAACTGCTCAAGTCACATATGTCGATTTAATTGCAAATAAAAGTATTGATGAAATGATATTAAACTCTTTAGAAGGTAAAATAGAAATATCTGCTAAGACTCTTGGGGAAGAGGCTCAGAAGTGGCTTTAGTTTTATAATATTTATCTACCCTCTCTAGCCATTTATCTTCATACTCTTTTAATTTATCTTCATTCATTTTAAATTCTTGATAAACTTTATCTTTAGTACAGATACATATAAGTCCTTGTGTTATAGGACCATATTGTTCTTTATGTGCTAAGGAATATGCACAGATCTGATAATAGTAATCTTCAACATAATCTTCTCTTTTTAATTTATTAGATTGTTTAAAGTCTATTATAGTAGGTTGTTCATCATATAGCCCCACCACATCAGTAGAACCTGCCCATAAATCTTTATAAGCTAAATTAACTTCATTCCCATAAACTATTTTTAATTTTTCTAAATTGTTAACTATTTCATGAGCCATCATTCGTGCTAATGCCCCATCTTCAGATAGATTTAAATATCCTTTACCATCTATATAATTTTCTAATACATAATGCATTTCCGTTCCTCGTGTTGCTGCCTGAGTAGTTATTCTTTGTGCCTCTTGATAACCTACTCTTTCTCTCCATCGATCTAATGAATCTTGTTTATTTTTAGATTGAGTAGCTGATAATATAGTAGTAACGGAAGGAATTTTTTTATCACCCACATTATAGTGTCGTGAGCCGAGATCGGTGTCTCTAGTATATTTGCTATACTTATATTTATTTTCCCGTTTAAGATCAGTAATTAAAAATTTATTATTTTCTTTAATAAGACGCACATGGTCTTTTAGAATACTTTCAATAAAAGAGCAACAATTAATCCCAACATAGATGTTATTAAAAATGCAGAAGAAGAGATCATTATTTTTTCTATTCGATGAATATCTGTATGTAATTCATTTATTTTACGATTTGTTTCTCTTTGCATTATTTGACACAATTTTTCATGATCATCTATTCTTTGATGAGCTAATGAATCTTTGCTAGAAATTTTTTTTGGCACTGATAATCCCACCTGTTTTAAATTGTTGAGGTTGAGATGCAATAGCTCCATATAAATTACCAGAGGCTAGGGCTGCTCTAGTTTGTGGATTTTGGCCAGTCATAGATAAATTAGAAGGAGATACATTAGGTAACTGTTCCGAAAAGACGGCAGTTTCATCAATAACTTCTCCTCCACCTCCGCCTCCACTTTCTACACCTTCTACCGGTATTGCTGGAGCTTCTGCTGGATTAGATTGTCTTACAATAGAACCTTCATATTTTCCTGTTTCAAAAAATTTATCATAGTAAGCTTTGTTGCCTTGAAGTTGTTTCATAGTTTCTTCTCCTTCTTGTGCACTTACTACTCCTGCTCCAATTAATCCTGTAGTTAATTGCCCCATATATCTAGTTAATTTGGAATAACTATCTATAGTTTTGTTTCCCCCACCTAATCCATCCATCATTAAACGGCTTAGTTTAGGATTAGAAAAAATTCTAGATAGTCCCAAAGGAGCAGCCACAAAGAAAATTGCAGTACCAGGATCTATAAGCCCTGTACCTCCTGCGAACACTCCAATTCCTTGTGATATAGCTCCAGCTTGGTTTAATTGAATAAACATTGCTGGATTAGAACCTGCAGCTCCTGTAGGTTTTAGTGTACCTTCAACAAATTTTATTCTATTAGTATAGTCTTTAATATTTTTTATTTGACTCTTTGTTAAGAATCCCTCTTTACTTAATAAAAAGTCATGATTGTCTAAAAATTTTTGAGCTCTTGAAGCATTTAATTTTGGATATTGACCACCCGCTTCAACAGAATGTTTTAAGTAGTCTTTAAAAAATTGTCCTCTAAGACCCCCTACTATAAGTTCTTTATTTGGAAATAGATCATATGATTTGGTTGTACCATCCGAAAGTTTATAACTAACTTTTCCTTCATCAAGAGCTCTTGCAAAATCATCATAATAACTTTCTTTACCTGAAGCTATAATTTGTTTGTATAATGCTTCATGTCCTCTTTCTGTATTTAAAATTTTTTTTATAACAGAGTTGTTAAATGCTGATCCTCCCATAGTAGTAAATTTAGCAGCACTTTGTCTAAGTACGCCTATATTACCTGGAAGAGGAGAATTATTTAACATGGATTGCATTCTTTGTAAAAGGTTTGCTTGAACTTCTGCTTGTCGACCTACCACTTTTGTTTCTGCTATGGCAGTGTAAATGTTTTTAAAATCATTATAGTCTGTTCTTCCTTGTGCTCTCATTAGCATTCCTAACATACCTTTAATAGTTTCATCATCAACATTTCTGTTTACTTTTAATGCTTCATTAATATAATCATTTAAATTACTTACAGTTTTAGGATAACTAGCTTTACCTGCAGGTGTGACTAGAACATCTAATTGTAGGGGTGCTCCAGTACCATTCCATACCACATCATATCTAGGATCAAATGTACCATCAGGTCTTTTTAATTTATTCACTGCTTCAGTAACTTCATCCCATAATTGATTTTTTATAGTGTCATATGCAGCATTACTTTTAGTAATTTGGGTATTTAAAAGTTGACCAATAGCAACTCCTCCTTCATCATATCCTGCAGCTTTAGGTAATTTATAAAGTACAGCATCAACAAAACTATCAATTCCTTGCATAGTTGTTCTTCGTGCCATTCCTTCTGAAGCTCTAACTAAACCTCCTCCTAAAATAGAAGCTGTAGCTATACCTGATAAGGTTTCAATAGCACTATTTTCTGTTAATTTACCAGGTGTAATATTTGCTTTTTCTGCTCTTATTCCTGTTTTTCCTAGAAGACTGCTTGTTCCTTCTAGTAAGTCTCCAGCTTTAGTAATTGCTTGGCTAGCTAACTCTGGTGTTGTTATTATCTCTATTTGTTCAGTAGTTAAACCGTCTCTGACTTTTACACCTTTTAGTGTTTCACCCGCTTTTAATTTTTCAATTCTTTCGGGAGAAATTTTTTTTCCTTGCTTAATTTCTTTTAATACTTTCATAAATTCTGTATCTCGGGCTAAAGTAGCAGTAGCTTCTCGAGCTCCATCGATTTGTCTAATAGTATGACCTGTAACTTTATTATATCCTTTAGATAACGCACCTGCTAAACCAAAACCAAGAACTTCTCCTGCACCCCCTTGTAATGCTCCTCTCGCAACTTCTCGTACAATACTTTCTCTTGGATCAAATGTTTGAGCTACTCCCGCACCAATACCTCCTCCAACTGCTCCCCCTAATGTTGCTCTTCCAATTAAACCTACTTTTGAAGCTGATATATTTAAAAGAGGTCTAGCAAGTCTTGCTATTCTTGCTGCAGAAATAGCAGTTAAAGCTAATGAGGATCCACCAGAAAAAGGGGCAGCTACAGCTCCTGCCACACCTCCAGCAATTGATAAACCTACTTCGGTAACTATTCTCATAAAAGTAGGACTACTTAAAAAATTTTCTGTATCTTGATTATATTTTCCTTTTGCTGCATCACTTAACACTTCATCAGGAGTTATCATTAAACTTAATTCTTCATCAAAAGTTAATGCCCCATCCTTTTTCTTTTTACTTGCAATAACAGAATCAATTGCTAAACTTTCTCTAGGAGTAGGCTCATCCCCTTTAATTTTAAATGTTTCTCCTTGTACTACAATTTCACCCATTGATCCCCCTAATTAGCGCTAACATCGTAGCCACCATCATATTTTTTAACACTTACTTCTTCAGTAAGATCTAAATAGTTTTCTGCACCTTTACCTGAATTTTCCATTATCTCCATGGCAGTCATAAAATCTGCATTGTTATCTTGTGCAATAGCAATTGCATCTGCAAAATAAGAATCTAATGCTTGTAATTTAGCTTCAAAGGTTACTTCAGTATCACTTAATTGTGGAATTAATTTTGTAATTCTTTCTGCTTCTTGTTCTGATACTGCAGCTCCTGAAATTGCTTGAGTTAAAAAAGATGTAGTTTGTTGTATTCTACTTTTCATTCCAGCATATCTTTTAGAATAGTCTGTACCCAGTGCCTTAGTAAATGGTGCTAGTTGTCTATAAGATAAAGGACCTACAGGTTTGTTTAGTGAATAGTAATCATCAGCCACTCTACTTAAAATTGATCTTACTCTTTTACCACCTTGAATTTGTTTAAGTTGTTCAGCAGACGGTTTAGATACAATAGAAATTTTACCATCGGCACTCATTTGAGCAATTGTTCCTTTAGGTAAATTATAAGCTACAAGTTCTTGTTCTGTTAGTGTTCTTACACCACTACCTTTTTTTCCTGCAGCTTTCATTTTTTCCACTTCTATTATAGTAGCTGGTAATTTTGAAACTGCGGTTCCTACATCAGCTAAAGCTCCTCCAAGACCTGGACCTCCTCTACCTTGTAATAAAGGTCCCGCAAGCGTGGCTGCATAAATTGCTTTTTCTTGAGGAGTTAGTGATCCTAACCCTCCTGCCTGAAAATATCTAATTTTAGGTTTAAGAGATTTAAAATATCTTTTTTTAAAAAGTTTTCTAGTTAATACTTCATCCATTAAGCTCGCCTTGGTTGCATCATATTGTATGCTGAATAAGCACCAAGACCTGTACCTAAAGCTTGAGATAAAGGATTAGAACCAGGAGCCGTGGTTGCTGTAACAGTACTTTGTGTTGTTGGTAAATTAGTCATGATACCTTTTAAGAATTCTACTCTTTGATAAGGTTCATATGCTCTTTGTAATGCTGTTTGTCTTTGCGCCTCTAATCCTGCTTGACCTAATTGTCTTTGCAGACCTCCTGCTTGCATTTGAGCTTGAATATCGGATAAAGACATAGCTTGTTGTTGAGCACCTAATGCTCCATAAAGTTGACCACCTGCAAGTTGTTGTTGTCTTTGATTTTGAGCTGCAGCTAATGCAGTTTGAAATCCTGATGCTTGTGCTTGCCCAATGTTAGCAAGTCTTGCTCTTTCAATTTCAGCTTCAGCAATTCCTTGTCTTCCTCCACCAAAAGCACCACTTGCAACGGCTTGAGCTCCTAATTGATTAGTTGCCATTTGTGCCTGTCTTGTAATTTCATCAGTCACATAAGATTGATAAGGATTTAAAAACTGTGAAATATTTGGTGCCGCTAATCCAGCTTGTATTGATCCAATTCCTGAAGTAACTGCGGGAGCTCCAATACCTGTTACACCCGATTGAGCAATTCCAGCTTTTTCTAATCCTGAAAGTGGAGCTACTTGTAATGCAGGTAACCCTACAGGAGTCTTAGCTAAATTAGCAGCTTGATCATATAAAGCTAACTTACGAGACTCTACTCCAGGAGCTTCTCTTGCTATACTAGTTTGTGTGCCTGAAGTACTCTGGCCTCCACCAGATCCTCCTCCACCGCCACCAAATATAAAACTCATTATTTAATCTCCTTAGTGTATAAATATCTTTTAACAGCCCATCCTTTGGTTTTTAAAAAAGGTTGCCATCCTGGTCGTGCATGGACTGCTATTCTTTTACAAGAATTTATTTTAGCTAAATTCTCTAGTGTATTAGCAAGTAAATCTTGCCATAATTCTCTTTTCTCTCCTTTTAAAAGAATAACTTCACATTGATTAAAATTAGGAAGTTTAGTTATTCGAGTAACACATACACCAAACACTTTATATTGTTCACCATCATCTGAACCAAACATCATAAACAATTGCATATGTCCTTCTTTTAAGAATTTTTTTAAATCTAAAATACTCATGGGATCTCCATCATATTTTAAACCTTCTCTCAACATAAAATCTACTAGATTCCAATGATCATCTATTTTAGATGATGCTATTTCTAATACATCTACTTGTTTTTCTATTTTAATTTGTTTTGCTTGCATGTGTTAAATCATAAATTCTTTTAAATTTTTTTTGTTGATCATAAAAAAAAGTAGCACCTTGCTCTCTCATTTTTTTCATATCAGTAGGACTAGCTCCCGATAGAATACCAGCTCCTAATACTGCATCTGCTCGTGATACAAATTCCCCGTCAGCTAATTGTGCTAACATTGTATCTTTATCTTTATTTCCATTTCCCGTACCATCTTCTACATACCCGTCAGCTTTTACATAATTATTATAATCATTTTCGTCATGGTCTATTTTAGAAGGTAAATAATTTACACCTCCTGTATTAAATTTTTTTACTACTTCGGCTAATCCCCCTTCGTTTGCATAAAACATATTTGAACTAAACACCTCTTCCATACTAGGCATGGTATTTTCTGTAGGCTGAAATGCTCCTTCTAATTTTGCTGATTGTTCTTTATAAGCTTTTGTATAATCTTCTTCACTAAATGGTGGTTTAACAGGTTCTTCTTCGCCTTCTAGTAAAGGAAGTAATGTTGCACCAATAGCAATTTTAGTTCCTGGACTAGACTCTTTAAATTTTGTAAGTAATGATCCTAGACCACTTTGTTGTGGTGGAGCAATAAAACCTGGCATACTTGATGCTCCTGCCGTAGCAAAGGGAGAGTTAGCTGCGACTGTTCCTGTAGTAGCTTGAAGACCAGCGGCTCCTGCTGATGTGCCTGCTGTTCCCAAACCTAAACTAGATAAAGGTGCACCTTGAAATGCCTGAACACCTCCTAATTGACCTAAACCATAGGCACCTCCTCCTAAGATAGCTGCATCTCTTAATGCTCTTTTTGTTGATTTTCCTCTAAGTTTCTGTACGCCAAATGTGGCTAATGCTATTGTAAATGGATCCATAATCTCTTTTATTAATTATAGATAATATTAACATTTTATTTATTTACTATCAACTCATCAGCAAATCGGCCTGTATATGAATGTTCTCCTACATGAGTAATAGGATCAAGAATATAGGCATAACATTGACCTCCTATATCTTTCCATAATTTGCAAAAAGCAAAGTCTTCTCCTAAATAAGTCTTACTTTCTGGATCATGTAAACAATCAAAAAAATTCCACATATGAGGTCTATCTTCCAATTTTCCATTAATAATAGTTTTTTGAACTATACCTTTATCAGGATAGGCTTTAATCAATTTTGTAAAAACTTCTCTTTTAATTAACATACATCCCGTAGGGCTATGAGTTACTTCAATAATTCCATTATCTACCTTTATATCCCCATTATCCTTTACTTTCATAGGATAAGAATTTAAACCTAAACTTAAATCTTTAGCATTTTTTATTTCCCCTCTTTGAAACTTCTCAAAACCTTTTTCCCACATCATAGTTTTTAAAGGGTAAGGAATTGATATTATATCTTTATTTGCGTCAATCATTTTAAAGATAGAAGAGTCATGAAAATCAATATCAGAATCTATAAATAACAAATGAGACATTTTTGATTCTAGAAATGCCCCTACACATAAATTTCTTCCTTGTGTAACTAATGAAGATTTTATGAGCTGAAACTGTACTTTTACTTTTTTTCTTAAACATGCTTTTTGAAACTCTAATAAAGATTGAGTATAGTGAATAGATACATCACTATGAACAGGAGTGGCTACAAAGATAGAATAAGGAGCAACCTCTAATTCTAATTTAGCATTTTTCCACATAGGGTGAATGGCTTTTGAATAGGGTGCGATTGTAGGTCTAGGCTTTATGTAATTTGGCACTTAAGGCTCCTGATAAAAAACTTTCCCATTCCATTCCTTTTTTATTCCAATTATAAAATCTTTTATAGAATTTGGTTTGTTCTTCTAAATGTTCTTGAATATAATCTTCATGCAAATAACTCGAGGCTACTTTAATAGCTTCAGCTGTTGCTTGACTCATAATCTCATAGTTTTGAGTGTAGTTAATATAAACAGGCCATTCAGCACAAGTTTCATATAAAGCTCCTAAATTATTTGTAATTACATGAAGTCCTGCTGATAAAGCTTCTAGAGCTGATATACAAAAAGTTTCTTCAAATATACTTGGATAAACGAACATGTCATAATCAGTAATGTGTTCTAGTATATATTCATGAGGTTTATAACCAATATAATTTACATTAGGTAATTGTTTAGCTTGTTCATATAGAGGTTGGAATTGCTTATCATTTGCATTTTTAAAGGCATCTCCATACACTTGACTAGAACTATATACATCTAAAGTAATGTTAGTGTCTTTTAAATGCTGCATAGCGAGTAATAAAATATTTAATCCTCTCCATGGAGTACAATGATGAAGAATCTTTATAGGATCTCCTTTTTTATAAATTTTTCTTTTAGGAAAATTAGTGCAACCGTTTTTAATAACTATAGACCTGTCTTCTGGAATGTTAAAAAAATATCTAAACTTTTCATAATTCCAATGAGAATTAAATACATACCAATCATATTCTTTATGTCTTGTGGGATTAGAAAAAAATTCTTGTAAGTTAGATTGATCATAAGAATTCTTTTGCCATAAAATATTTAATTTAGTAGGATCCAACGGAACTTTCCCAGGAATAGAAGTACAAATTTGTACTTGATCTAATAATTTTTTAGGACAATGCTTTTGGAGCATTTCCATTTGTAATTCGGTACCGCCTCGTGGATTCATCAGTCTTTTGTTTTACCAAATAAAGTTAACTTTGCAACTGTTATTTGTAAATCTTGTCTGAAATCCTCATCTTTAGTATCGGTACTTGGGTTAGCTACATCAGCATCAAACTCGGCTTTGTCTTTATAGACTTTACCTGTTCTTTTATTTTTAACTATTTCTACAGCTTCTGCTGGTATTTTTATTATATCACTCATAATTATTTTTTTCCTTGTTGATTATATTTCTTATAACTTCTTTTTTCATGTTTGTTAAGTCTTTTTTTATGCCTTCCAGGACGTTTCCTTGGTTTATCACGAGGAGTAAAGTTTAAAAATTTTATCCTAGCCATCTTTGTACCAAGCCATAATTACATATCTTTCTCCTAAAATTAATTCGGTAACTTTATGTTCAACAGAAGAGGGAAATAATATAATCTTACCTACATGTGGTTCTGCCTTATAACCATCGGGTGGACGACCTACTTCAGTTCTTCCTCCTTGAAAACCATCATTTAAATAGGTGATAGTTGTTTGATCATAATTTACGGTATCATTATGCCAATCCTGCGACTCCCCTACCTTCCAAGAGAGTAATTCCATCTTAGTCAGTTGCTTTAAAGGATATATTTTTTTGTAAACATTTCTTAAATTTTGAATAGTTAGTTCATTATTTTTTGGATCTATTACATCAAGTATACTTCCGTGGGAAAAAGAAGAAGCGTTTTTTTTATGTCTGTGAAAATATTTAATTAAAAAATCACAAAGATCTTTACTTAAAAAATTATGTATTTGGATCATTAACCGTTTTCCTGCGATCTATCTATTTGAGCATAAGAAACAATTCCTTGAATTTCATCTTTAGTGCTACATGTCATTTTTAATACATCACTTTCTTCTAAGACTAAAGTTTTAGTAATTATATCTGTAGTAGCTGAAGCTGCTATACTTTGATTGCTAATTCTATAGGTTGTAGAAGCAGAGGAATCGGTAACTTGCGTAACTACTGCAAGGGCTCCTACTGCTGATCCATTACTTAGTTGTATTTGTTTAATTAAACATCTCGCTGAAGCTGGCGAGGTAAGAATATCTACAGTATTTGTAGTAGTTAAATTTATTCCAGCATTTTTATATTGTATTGTCATGATATAAACCAATTAAACGAATCTTGTTCGTTTTTCAAGTCAAATTGAAAAGAAAAATTAAGTTGATTTTTTAAAGCATTTAATGATTCTAGTATTTGTCTTTGATTACCTACATCGTATTCATTTCTAGGTTCGGGTATTTGAATGTTTATTTTTGCCATTATCTCATTCCATCGGGTTGAACATCTGCTCTAAAAGTACCAAATCTCCAATTTTGATCGGTTGATGTATTAGCTATTTTTAAACTAGCTCCTCTTGATCGAGCTCGTGTATCTACTTTGTCAGTAGAACTATTTACTGTAAAAGGTCCGAGAGGCGAGGATGTTTTAGTGTCAGAGGGATAGTCTCTAAGATTTATTGTAACTTGTGCATCTCCTGTAAGTAATTTAAAATCAGGTATAAATCTTCTTATACTCATAAAAATTTGTCCATCTGATAAATCAAAATCTCCAGATTGAATAAATGCTGGAATTGCTGTTTTAGTACCCGCTGAATTTACTTCATTATTTCCTACTTCGTGAGCAAAATATGTACTCGCTCCATTGGTATTGGTTACACCTTGTATTGTAGGAAATGTAGGAGTATTTGTTGAGTTAAATTTAGTGGCGTATGGATTAGGAAATAAAGTTGCATCAACCCAAGTTGTTCTGTCTAAGGAGCCTGTTGTCCATACATTTTCTTCATAATTATAAGTTACTATTCTATCTATTTGGGTTGAACCTGATTTAGGATAAAACCAATTTATTTCTCCATATAAATGATTCAAACCTGCATAAATTTGTTCACCACTATTATAATTTATTCCTAAATTATCACCCTTATTCGTAAATACAAAATCTTCTACTAAACATGGAAGTGCTTTAACTGTACCATCATAAACAAAAAATCCTCCTGCTTGTCCCATCCACCACACAGCACCATTAACATATTTAATAGCATGTTGACCAATCAATCCACAACTAGATCCTACTTGTCTAATAGAAAATGTAAAAGGAGGTCCTACAAACTGTATAACATACGCAGAAGTATCAGTTACAATTAATATATAATCTTTAGCTTTTGCTGCTCCTACAATTGTAACCCCTGAATCTAATCTAAATGTTCCTGCAGTATTAACAGAAGTAGGGGAATAATCATTAATATCTTCTTGATCTGAAAATCTAATAAACATTTTATCTTGTGAACCTGTACTTCCTATAGTTGTTTCTGTTCCCAAAATAAGTAAATGTCTATCTCTTTCAGAGACAATAGACATTACTGATCTAGTTGGTGCACCACTCACTGCAGTGGCTCGAGTAGTTAATGCTGCTCCTGAAGATGCAAGAGGAGCCCATTCATAAGTTTTTCCATTTTTAACCGTTGCAATTAAGGTTTCTCCAAAATGATCTAAAGACCAAGATGCAGGTTCTATTAATACAGTTGAACTCGTAGAAGCTTCCCCCCATGCTATAAAAAATTCTACGGCAGCACCACTACTATGTGCATCTTTTGAAGATCCATTAACTCCTCTAGTAATAGTAGTTAAATCGTTACCTGAAATTCCTGTGTATGAAATTAATTCGGTACCAACTCTTACAACCCCACTTGTAGGAAATCCTGTAGTGGAAGCCAAAGTTATAGAAGTGCCTACACCCCCCGTACCTGCAGTATCGTTTAATAAAGAACCATTTAAAGTTCCTAAAATTCCTGTTGCTCCTCCCCATCCAGATGTTCCAAAACCATAACCAAAAGATTGATTTAAAGGACCTACGGTAATGTAAGGATTTATAACAGCAGATCCTGTACCTGAAGTATTACCAGCAGAATTGGTAGCCATTGTAACTGTAAAAGTGTCAACTGTAGGTACAGTAATTACTTCAAAAGTTTGATCTTCAAAAGCTCCTGTAGTATACCCTGAGCCTGTTGGGACTGTAACAGAAGTGAATGTAAATAGATCTCCTGCTTCTAATCCATGTGCTACTTTATTGACAGTAACCACAGGGTCATTAAGAGTAGCATCAAAAGTTGCACCTGTAATAGCGCTTTCTAAAGGAGTAATATCATAGAATGCTCCTCCATAATAAATAACTAAAACTTTACTCGTTCCTAAAGCCACATATTTTCTACCATCTAAATCTGCCCAAACGAGTTGTTCTCTAACTGCTCCTATTAGAGTGCTATTTAAGATTTCTTCCCAGCCCCCTATTTTTTCAGGAAGACCGTATCTAAATCTAACAAAATCCCCATCAGTCCATCTTCCTGCAGCACCTGTAGGTGTTAATTGTTTATCAAAGCCTGGTTGTATTTTTACATTTGTTAATGGCATATGCTATGATACCATATCATTTATTTTTTTGAAAGATCCACAGGCAATACCTCTAAATCGTTAACAAATTTATTGTTTTCAGGGTCTTTTCTTTCTTCATCTTTTATTGCTTTTTGTAGATGAGCTATAAGGCCTAAGATACCATTAGTAAGAGTATAAACATTTTCTCGTTTAAAAACAAATTTATTACCATTCTTTTTAATGATTTCAAGTTCTTCATCAGTAAAAACAATAGCTCCTTCGGTTACATCGTCATTTAATTGAAATTTCATAATTAGTAATGTCCTCCTTCTATAGTATTATAATTGGTTGAAAATATTATTCTAGGTCCTAAATGAGGTATTTTATTATCCGTCATATGTTCTACTGTGGATTTAAATACTAATAGTCGGCCTGAAGATGCTTTATAATTACAAGTAAGATATGTAAACTCATTAAAGTGTTTTGCGTGATTTATCTCAATAGGATTTAAGGTATCACCTTCTTTCTCTGTTCTTAGTAATAGAGGATTACTAGAATGATATGAAGGACTTCTAAAGCGTGTAGGTTCGTCTTTTGGGTTTGCTTCTAAATAAAATATTGTACTAATAGCCCACCCTAGGTGGTTATGCCAATGATTGTTTGTATATGGTTTATAATCAATATACCACGACTCACCAGCTTTCATGGGTTTGTAATTATGGGCGTTTGTAAAAGTATCTACTTGTTCTTGTTGCCACTCATATAATCTTTTAAATTTTTCATCTTTATGGAGTTGATAATATTGATATTCTTGAGGCCTCTCATCGCTAATATTTAAATACTCTTTATATTTTTTTTGGATTTCATGTATAAAAGGACATTGCGTAACACCGATTACTGTGGGAAACCAACTATGTAAAGTTAACATAATTATTTATTAACAGCTCCTTCTCCTAATAGTTTTCGTTTGTCTAATGCCCATTCTTGATAAGGTCCATTTGCATTTACATAATGTAAAAAACATTGATGATGCCAATCTCCTAAAAACTCATTTCTCCAATGCCACCAATCACACCCTTTATATATAACTGCATCTCCATGCTCTAGTAGCACTTTCTCTCCATCAATGTATATAGGCCATTCAAAAGTTTTACAGCTATCTATACTAACGGTTACACTTATTTCACAAGATGGTCTATCTCTATGTTTTTTTAAAACTGAATATTTATTATAAATTCTAAAAAATGAATAAGTAGGAAATAATTTTAGCTGCGTTTTTTCTTCCATTAATTTATGTTTATTTCCTAAAATAGATTCAAACACCCAATCTCCATAACCCCCAGAAGAAGCACCATCTTGCAAATCAAATTGTGTGATATTATTTCTTATATAAATTTTACCGTAAGTAGATAATAATTTTCTTTCTGATTCGTCTAAAAAATTTTTAACTACTATATATCTATCCATTATGGCATCCATGCTACAACTACATACCTATTTCCGCTAGTCACGGGATTAACATGATGAGTAAATATGAAATTACTTGGGAACATAATACACATATTTTTACTTATTTTTAATGTTTTGGTATGTGTTTTAGAAAAATGAAATGTTATTTCGCCACCTTCATAATCATCGTTTAAAACAAGAATATAACTGAACTGTCTTGGAGTTGTGTAATGATAATCCGAATGTCGCTCATAAAAATTATCTTTGTCATATTTTAACAAATTTACTTCCAAATTTTCTGTTACTTGGGTATAAGCAGTATTGAGGGTATTAAAATATTCAAAAGTAAATTTTAAAAATCTATGTCTTAAAAAATTAAACCAAAAAATAGATGTAGACTTTTGATTACCTAAATTGGAAATAAACTTTGAGTTAACTTTTCTCATCTTTTCATCGATCACGTACTTTTCTTTTAGCACTACAGCAGCTGATTCCCATTCAATATCATTTTTCATATATTGAAAAAGTTTTTTTAAAGTAACTTCATCTAAAAAATTTTCTTTTATAAAAACATAATTCTCTATTTCCATGATGTTTTATTTTTTAACCAAAATCTATTTTTATACCTATTAAGAAATTGTAGACTCCAAAAACTTGATTGATGTTTCTCCTGTATACTGTCATAAGATTTTATTTTCATTTGCCAATCGTCTCTTTTATAAGGTATTACTTGGACATAGGGAAGACCTTTGTTTAAGGTTAGATTAACTTCCCCATGTTTTTGATAATTCATTACAATAGGAAAATTTATTTCTTGAAAATAGTATGTATCAGTATGAACAATTGCTGGAATAATAGTAAAATAATCCTGAGAAGGATTATTAAGAGGATTAACAAATAAGCACGAATATCCCCTTGGTGTTTTTATTTTCCATGGATTGTTTATTTTTAAAAATGGATAATCCATACCTCCATTTTTCTCAATAAGTGGAGATCCTTCTACTTGTACAGGAGGATGAGGTTTAGGGTCGGCAATATTCACCCCTTTTGATTTCATTACATGGTTAACCCCTGATTCATCAAGAGAAGTCAAAATTCTTGTAAGAGGTTTACCCTCCTTATTTCTTTTAACACCAAACTCAATTTTATAATCGACAGGTAATTTTAATAAATAACCCGTAGTCATACTTTCTAAAAAAGGCATACAACCTTTAATAGTACGTTGGTGTGTTAAATCATTAGGGTCAATTTTACCGTGGTCTAATTTTTTATACCACTCGGGTATATTAGTTTTAATGGGTGTGGGATGATCTTCGTGTAAATCGTAATAGTCTTTAGGAGCTAAAAACTCAATTGTTTTCATTTTAGTGTCCTACACTAAAAACTTATTTAGAGCAAGAATTATCTAAATGTAGTTATCCAAGTAATTCCCTGATCCTCTGCTATTTCAGGAACAGTTTTTTTAATAGGGTATGACAATCCAGAAAGATCTTTACTTTTTAAAGAATTAACTTGAGCAGTAAATTCTGCATCTACACCATCGGCATTTAAAGTATCTATATATGCTTGTAGATGTTCTAAAGTATCCCAAGTTGGAATATCGTTTTCACTTTTTCCATCAACATAAGAAGGATTACTTAAAACTATATTTCCTCCATCATCATAGGATGCAGTTTTTCTTTCTAATCTAATATCATTGTATTGTGAATCATTAATTTCACACACTTGATATCCTATTTCTGTAAAAGAAGTAATATCTGTACCAGTAGGTTTTAAATGGACTAAAGTTCCTCCCTGATTAGGGTTATTTTTATTAAAAATTGCATAAGCCATATTTTAACCCTCCCATATCCATAACCAGCCAGCGCCACC